TTGCCAGCGTGCCTGCGCCTGTGGCCGCAGCCGCCGCGCCTGCAGCTGCCTGCGGCGGCGCAACAAACGCTGGCTTTGGATATGACGAAGTGGGACCGTAATAGCCTTCGATGTAAGCTTTTTGCAGCTCTGGAGTAAGACCGGGCGGCATCACAATGCCGCGCGAGCGCGGATCGACGGCGCGGCGCGCGTTATCCTGTGCCACGGATTTAATCGCTTCGGTCGTGGTCTTGGATGCTTTGCCAAGATGGATTGTGGCCAGAAAATCCTTCCAGCGATCCACAAAAGCCTGAAACGGATCTGTCAAAAACTGCTTAAGCCACTGGCCAACAAGCTTGAATACCGTCTCCGCACTTACTTTTAGGCCAATCCAAAAGTGCTCCATTATCATTTTGGATTTTTCCCAGTCCAGCGCGAACTGGCGTATCCAATAAGCCATGATTTTTATCTCGGCGGTAAAGCCGCCGCCAAGCAGCTGCCCTATGGAACCTTCCTCAGCTGGCTGGCCAGTAATCGCAATCTGCAGCTGTTGTATGGCCGCAGTGAGGTCGTTCACGTTGGCTACGGCATCCGGCTGTTCCAAGCGCGTGACCATTGCGCCAATTTCAGTGGCCGCTGATGCCACGATGGGCAGCAAATCGTAGCCAATTTGCCTGCCAAGATTTTCGATCTCTTTTTTCGCCACAGCAATGCGGCCAATAGCATCCGTGGCGCGCCGTATGCTTTCGCCTTGCGCAAAGGCCAAGCGCGACATGATATCGTCCAGCCGCGCCTGAAAAGTGACGTATTGGTTCTTCCAGTCTTTGTCCAAGAAGATGCCGTATTGCCGCAGGCCGCGACCTTGGCCGCCAAAAATGGCTTTGTTCATTGCCGCGCCAAACTCAGCCGCGTCTTCCTCACTGGCGCTCACGCCCTTAATTGCCACAAGCAAATCACCCATTGCGCCAACGCTGTGCATGATTTGTTTTGTTGGCACGCCGCCAATGGCCAGCTGTTTTGCCAACTCGTCATAAACGCTTTTGCGCAGCACGCCTTCCTTGGCCAGCCCGATGTTGTTGGCATCGATTAAATCCGTCTGCTCCTTTGCAAACGCCAGTGCCTTGCGCATGTCACCGCCGCCGTGCGCGCGAATGGCGTTGTTTTTCAACAACAACACTTGAATGGCTTTCAGGCGTTCTTCTTCTTTTGTGGCCAGATCGACTGCGCCTTTGAGCATTTTGGCAAGGCTCAAGCCGCCGACAATGCCTGCCAAACTTAGCAGCGTGTTGCCAACGGCTTTGAGCGCATTGCTGACGGCCGTCGTCTGCGCCTCAAGCGCTTTCATGCGCTTTTCGGCCTGCGCCATTGTTGTTTTGAAACTGGCAAGCAGCTTCGCGCCAACGGCGAAGTTTGCGACGTATTGCTTCTGCGCAGCTGTAGCCATTACGGCTGCGGCCTTTCCGCGCTAAGTTGTTCGGCAAGTTCTTTCATGTATTGCAAAACTTCCTCAATCGGCAGCCCCATCCAGTAGTCGACGCCACCCATGCCAGCGCGTGCAAGGCGCACGCAGATTGTGCGTAGGCCAGCGGTTATGCTTTGGCCTCTTCCGGCGAGCTGCCGCAGGCTTTTAGGACTTCAACCCGCAAAGGCGTGTAGTAACGCCGTGGCAGCTTCTGAATCACCCCCAGTGGCACGTTTGCGCGATGCGCTGCGATTATCTGATGATACAGATGCTTCATTTCAGGCAGCACAACTTCATCCTTTTCCGGCTTGTAGCGGTGGTTGAACTCGCGCTCGGCGCGCTGGAAGTCCTTGCCGTTCATGGCATCGAAGTCGAAGATCAGCACATCGTATTTTGTGCCGTCAAACTCCAGTGGCGGCTCAATGCGCATGCGCAATGGCAGCTGCGGCGCGGCAACTTCCAACTCGCGGAATTGTTCCGTGCGCGCGGCTTCGGCTTCGGTTGCGTCGATTACATCGTTGCCGCCGCCAGCGTGTTCGGCTGGCTCCGGCTGTGGCCTATCTTTTTGCAGTAGTGTTTGATCCATGACTGCGTTGTAGCATGCGCGTTACATGCCAATCAACTGCCGAATTGTTGCGCCTGTGTCGACAAGCGTGATGCCGTCCGACCAACGGCAAACAGCGTTTTCCTTGTTCATTTCGAACATCACTTTGTCGTCATGCAGCGTGCGGATACCGATCAACTCATACTCCGAAACGCTTTCGCCTTTTGCGCCAACTTCCAGCTTGCCAAGGTTAAAACTCTTGGGTGCCGTGGTCATAATAAAGCGCCAGCCTTCGTGGATGATTTGGCCTGTGCCGCTGTCGTGAGATTGCACGGCTGCCCATGCGTCAAGCACAGCGCCGTCCTGTATTGTGGCAAACACAGCATCGTCCGTGATTGTTAGCCAGTTAAGCGTCACGGTGATCGCTTGAAAGTGCGCCTGAATAGGCATGTCGATCTCGCCAAAAATGCCGCTGCCTTTAAGCGAGTCCGTCAGGTTTTGCAGGTTGCCAAGTGTTACGTCGGCCAAGCCGATAAGCCTGCGGCCGTCCTTGAAGATCGAGTAATTGGCTACGTGATTTGGGATTTTCATTTGCTGCTGTGCTCCTCAGTTTTTTGTGTTTGTTAGGCTGCTACGGCTGTGGCCTCTTGCGGGAACAAGTTGCTCACATACGGAATCCAGTATTCAACGCGGAAATCCAGCCACTCGGCAGGCGTTGGAACTGCGATGTAAATGTGGAAAACGTAGTGGCCGTTTAGCAGTTCGATGGTCGGGTTTTCGTCCTGCCTGAATTCGATGCGTGCGCCAAGCAGCGCCTCAGTGGCGGCAAGGCCGTCCAGCCACATTTGCAGCGAGTTTACAACGGCGTCGATGAGCCTGCGGTTGCCCGGATCATCGACCTTTTGCCAGATCGTCAACACGGTTGTGTTGCCAATGAAGTCAAACGTGCGGCGCACAGGAATGAACATGTCCTTTACGTCCGTGTTGGATGGATAAGCCGCCGTCCTGTTGCCCCAACTGCGCCAGCCGCCAATAAAGTTGAGCGCGGTTACGATGCCTTGGCTGTTCAGATAATTGGCATCGATCAAGTGCATCGGCAGCTCTGTGCCGTCCTCAAGCTGCAGCGCGTTCATGCGCAGGTTTTTGTTGGACGGACTGTAATACGGCACGCCGCCGCCTTTGTAAGTGTCAGTCCACTGCAGCAGCGGGCCCTGCTGGCTGCCAAAGTTGTAAACTTTTTGCGTGCCGTCGGCGGAAATAAGCACTGGCTTGCCAAACAAGCATTCCTGCCGTGGGAAGACGATATTGTTGCTGTTCTTCCACGCCTGCGCGGCCGTCGGCGTTTTGGCCGCAAACGTGTCGACGTCAATTAAGCACGTGCAGGCAAAGCAGCCGTTGATGTTTTCCGACTTGGCTTCCATCACGGCAGCAACGCCGGGATCCTTGCTCCATTTCGGGCAAACGATTACGCCGGGCACAAGGCCAGTTGTTTGAAAAACGTCCTCAATTACTTCCAAGCCGCTGCGCGCGCCAGTGCTGATGTCGATGCCGCCGATAACATCCGACGCGTCAATCGGCAGGCCGCTAATCTGCTTGCCGCCAACAAACACGGCGGACGTGTCACTGGGGATTGCGCCTGTGGCAAGGCGCGTAACCACCCACGTGTTATTGGCGGACAGCGTGAGCAAATAGTCAGTGCCGAGCACGTAAGGCGTGCCAGTTGCCGATGGCGCTACGGTAATCGTCCAAGCGATCAAATTGCCAAGGGCAGTATCCACTTGGCCGTTTGCAAGCGTAAACGAATGCGGCGCGTAGACTGTGCTGCCTGCTTCCGGATCGTTTACTGGCACGTAGATCACTGGATACATGCCAAACTCAACAAACTGCGCGTCCATGTGCTCGCAGATGTCGTATGTGTCCCAGTCGAGCGAAAAGCCAAGCGCCATCACGGCGTCTTCGTAACGGTTGAAAAGGTTTGGCTTGTTGATTGCGGCCTTGCCGTTTAGCGACAAGTGCAGCGGCGCTGCGCCGAACACTACGTTTACGCCGGGCACTGCCTCAACGGGTGAAATTACGCTTGTTGGCACGTCAGACCAGCTGACGCCGTGCGGAAATGTTCCGAGATTAGGCATGATGTTTTACCTCAATGTTGGGTGCGTTTTGTTTTTTCTTTTGGCTCCTGAGCCATGTTTGGATTGACTGATACAAAGTCGCAAATTTGCCAGTGCCGCGCATGTTGTGCGCGTAATCGAAGTTCAATTCGCGGCGCACTGCGCCTGCCTGCGCTATTGGCACAACAAGCTCGGCCACGGCAGGACACTGCTTTATTGCCAGCGCCAGCGCTGGATGCACGCCGTTGTAAAAGACGAAGCCGTAGCCGATGCCATAAGCGTGCAGGCGTGGGCCCAAGTAAATTTGTTGGCCTTTAATCATAGGTTCTCCGCGCGCACGTCCGAGGCTTCGCCCGGCACAATGCTGAATACATCCATGTCCACCCACGGCCTTGCACTTGGCAGCTCCCATTGCGTTGTCATTTCGCCAACAAAGTGCGGAAAATAATCGCTGCGCTCAACGTCATAAAGCTCCCAGTCGATTGGCATCTGGATAACATAAGCCTTATCGATGCCAGCTTGGCCGAACTGTGTAAGCGCTATTGCTGCCGCTTCGATCATGTTGAGCACGTCCTGATAACCTTGGCTGTCCGGATTTTCATCGTAGCTCGTAAAACAAATGCGCAGCGTTACGAGCGTGCTGGCAATTTCAATGCGCGCCTTTGTGGCCTGCACAATTATGTTTGGCACATCCGATAAGCGCTCGATGTCGATCTCGCCAGTTACGGTGCGCGGAATGCGGCCACGCAGCACGCGCGGCGCAACTTTTAACGCCAGCGTTTGCTGCCGCAGCGCGGGGTCGTATGACACGGGCGGCTGGTCAGGATCGAGCATCGTGCGCGGCTTGTCGGGCTGCGCCGCAGTGGCCTGTGACAAATTCAGCGTTGGATTATCCAGCCGCAGCGTGGAGAACAAATTTGTAAGGAAGCCAACAATGGTGGTTTCCAAATCAAACGCCGTTTGCGTGCGTATGCCTTTGTCCGCCGTTGGCGGCGTGACTGGCTCTGGCGTTGCCATCCCCATAGCGTGTTACCAAGTAGGCTTGAGAATTTTAAGGCCGATGATCACAAACAAAATCACCGTGACAATCGAGTTTGTGCGCGGATACCACGCCCACGCTGGCGACACGAAAATGCTGATCAGCATCAGCAGCAGCAATATCCAGTAAACAATAACAAGCAGGCTCATTGTGCGTTTCCTTTCACGTGTTGTTTGTGGCTGCCTTGTCCAGCAGCCGTTTGATTTCGTGGTCTAAACGTTTTGCCAGTGTGTTAGCCATCGTTTCGTTTACGGCGGGCCCGACGGACGGTTGGCTTGCCATGATGGGTGCGCCAATGGCGATCACTTTTCTAATCGGCAAACGGCCAGCGCCACTGCGCCGTTGATAGGGACCGGACAGGCCGCTAGAGACGAAACCCTGCTTAACGTAACCGCCGCCGCCCTTTTTGATCTGCACAAATAGCGGCCTGCGACGCGCAGTTGGCGCGTGCGGCCTGTAAATGAACTTGTCTGCGCCGAGCATGCCTTGCTCAACGCGGATCTCGCCAGCCAGCGTGCTGTAATTGGCGCGCCGCACCTTAGTTGGAATATCCTTTTGTTTTATCGTGTAGATTTTGCGGATCTCACGGCGCAACGTTGTTTGGCCGCTGGATAGTGTGCGGTTAATGGCTGGCACAAGCACACGCGGCAGGCCGTTGTGAATGTTGCGCAGAACCTTCTCCAGCTTTTTTAGTTCGCGTGGATCAATCGTAATCATGCCGCCACCGCCTGTGGATATTTGCCCGGCTGCGATCTGTAAGCCGTAAGCGCCAGCTTGTAGCAGCTCTCCTCATCCGTTACGTCCAAGATTTCCCACGCCACGTTGGCAGGCGAATATATCAACTCACCTGCCAACGGCATCCGTGGCAAATACTTGTGCTCCATGAAGCAAATCACGCTGCCAAGGTAAATGCCATGCACAGCCACTGTTGGCTGCCGCTTGGCCTGCTCCTCATCCCACACAACGGGTGCGTTAAAGATTTTGAAGCCGCCTTGGCCGTCATACGTTCTGAATTCGCGCACTGTGGCAAACTCATCCGTGTTTTCAAACACGTTTGCCAGATCAGGTGCGAACTCATCGCGCAAACTCATGCGTTTTAACTCGGCTGCTCAAACTGCGTGGCTGCTTACTT